TCTAAGCTTTCGCGGCTTTTTCCAATATACGGATTATCGCTATTACCCGCCGCTTCCGGGGCCTTCCCTTCGCTCGTTTCCGCTGTATCCGTCGTCAAACTTACAACACCGCCTTTTACCGTTATCTCCGCGTTAAGGGCGTCGGATATCGCCCGGACCGGGACGTTAGTCCGCCCGTCGATTACCGCGCCTTTGTCCGCGAGCGTCTTACCGTTAACAACGACCGTTACCTCACCGGTTACCTTTTTGCCGATTAACGTTGCAACTTCCGCTGCTAACGCGGAGCCCGCCGTAGCAAACAGCGCCCCCACCAATAGCCCTACGAGTAAATACGATGACTTGCGCATAACACCCGCTCCTTAATGGTACTTAGTATTTTCCTTATCATACCATTACGAGGAATCCGGCGTAAACGATTCATTAAGCGCCCGAACTACCTGCGATAGCTACCCACAGTGCGTTTATTGTCTCTAGTAATCCGGATATTGACGACATCGGAAGTCCCGTAACGTTCCCCCCGAAGTTTACTCTTCCGTTAATATTGAGAACGCCGAATCCCGCCTGCAAAAGCACGTCCTGAATGCCTACGAGAAGCCACGTTCCATCCACGCCGCTAATCGTGCCTACGCTGTTTCCGCTACTACCGCGCCATCTAATCGCGTTCATCTCGCTGGAGGTTCCGATCGTTAACGCCACGCGCTCAACGCCACTGCCGTCAAACGACCGCCACCCGGTTGTATCTGCCACCCAGCGCGGCCCGGACACCGCCGTTTGCAGCGTAGATCCCGTAATCGTCGACCCCGTAATATTACCGGTAAAATAGCCGTCCGTCGCCCGCATATGACCGGCCATATCAACGCTAAACGGCGCACTCGCAAAATCAGCGTGACCGGCCGAAATGCCCGACGTGTTAATCTTCGTAATCGCGTTACCCGAGCCGATGACGAGGCTAACGAAGCTACCGAGTTGGCCGAAAACTTGCTCCGCCACGATGCCGGTCGCTGTTATCGCGCTCCGTGCCGTTAAGCCGCCGTCCGTTGTTACGATGATACCGTTTGACGTCATGATTACCTGGTCGTTGGCGTCGACTAGCGACTGCAGCACGATGCCGCGCGTATCATATTTAACTTGCGTCTTGGACGCGTTAACGTCGACTACGGCCGCCCTCGCAAACTCCTCGAATACCGCCGCGCGAATCCGTCCGCCGCTGAACGCGTCCTCTACCGTTTTGCGACCGCTCTCCAAGTCCGCAATAATCTGCGCATAGTCTCGCCGCATAACGTTAGCGACCGTCACCTGCGCGTTGCGGTCTTTGGCGTAGGGGAACTCGGTTAACTCCGTAATCCGCGCGGTCGCGTAGTCCAGTCCCATGTCGACGTCAACGAGCGTAACGGTATCGCCGAGGCCCGGCTGCGGCTCCGTTGCGTCGATTTTGTGTAAGTCCGCCGCGCTAACGCTGACTTCGACTAACGGGGCCGACCGCTCCGTTAACCGTTGACGCGCCGCCTCCAGCAACTTGAGCGGATCGGTGACGTCTTGCGCGGAAAAAGTATCGTCGTAATACGGCACGCTATCCGACGCCCATACGCCAGCGTCCGGAGAGATCAAGTAGTTTACCGCGATGTTGCCGCCGACAATAGCGCCTGGTATCGCCTCAAGCCGCGCGCGCTCCGCAGGTGTCAATATCGACGCTGGCTGACCGATCCACGTGCGCGAATCCTTCATCTCCGCGAACAGGCGCGTACACAGCGAAGCCCCGTCGTCGGCAAACGCGGAGTTTACGATATTTTTAGCGTAACGATACTGCAGGTCGGACGCCGGATTACCGACTTTTTTGCGTATGTGCAGCGTAAAGTTATCCGGCTCGATTTCCGCGCCATATAGCGTCAGGATAGCGTTAAGCGCTTCGAGGCAATTTCCGCGTACGAAGTCGCGTACGTCGTTTAGCGCGAAATCGTCGTCGACGGAAATCGTAAAGCGGCCGCCCGTTGCCGTCTCGATGCGCCCCGTTAACGTCGATATATGGACGCCGTAAGCCTCCGTTATATACGACGCGTACGGGAATTTATAATCCGCGAGCTTATATAATACGTGGGCGCACGTAATTTGAGCGGTGAGGGAGCGCCCATCGCGCTTGCGCTCCCGCTTATTGATAACGTAATACTGGCCGCGATCGTCCATAACGTGTCCCTTTAGCGGCAACAATTCGCGATAATCGGCGCTCGACATCGGGACCGTGAAGCCTAGCGTATAGTCCGCGTTGATACGGCGCGTGCGCGTTACGTCGTAGGCCGAGACGAGTTCGCCGGTTGGCGTTAAGTTGCGGTCAAGTGCGAGTAACGTGGGAGATGCGCCTCCTTTCGTTGATTGCGTAGCGTTAGCGTGGTAACCCCCGGACGGACTCCGAGGGCTTGCGTTTGGGCCATATGTGAACCTAAACAGTTGCTCCATTCGCATCTACCCAAACCGCTGCAGTCGATATATACACCCATGTAACGGTCCCATCAACAAATGCATTATCTTGCAACCATGCTGGCTCACTCGCTCCTGTTATGCCGCCAATAACCGCCATATAAAAAAACCCAGCATTATTTACTATATCACCAGAATTATAGGCTGTAGACCTGGCAGTTTCTTTGTTTGCCGTACAACCTCTGGTCTTGCACCAAATCGGCTTAATCAAAGTGGAGTCGAATACAGATAAACCAACATTTGCGTATCGCGGTCTGGTTGCAGTGGTCACGCTGGACGGGCTAATCGGCAGAAACGGATACCAGCAATCTACGTCTTTTTGAGTCCTCCAGGACCGAGTCCATACGTTGCCATAGGCAGATTGGACGTATCTTTGTTCGTGAAATGCATCAATTGTTATACCAGTATTTTTATATCGTGTCGTTATGACTATGCCCGCGTCAGGAAGCCCGTATTTAACTGCATTAGTGTAATCGATATATTCTATTGTTGTAGAATTAATCGGGTAGTCAGTTAATGCGCTATTGGAAAAAACGGATGGTAAATAAGCAGGGACCTTTTTCACTACCTCATTAATATTTTCCCCCTGGACAGTGAAATTGACATCGCCATTTCTTCCTAGAATAAACTTATCAGCACCTGGTACGCCGTTGCCGACTTCGATAATATTTGAATAATTATCAACCATTTCCTTTACCGTGGCGTATTCAAGTAGTCCATCGGTAACTTTACCATCAATGTAAGTCAGAATATCGTCCAATACCGCCGGATTAGATTGACCGGACATCCAAGCATGACCAAATATTACACACCATGCTCCGTTTTCAACACACCAATCAATATATGCTTTTGTAGAAGCCCCTCCGTAAGCATTGATACGCTTAACTTCCATACTTTCGAATGGAATGTAGTTATCCGCCGACCCCACATTCATTAAACAACACTTATACAACTTCCGTAGCCGGTCCTTTAATGCTCCGTTGTTTACGCTGGCGGGAGGAGAATAACCACTATAAACATAGTAATCATAATTTCCTAAGTCATACTCAATCATTTTCGATTTTTCTAAATCATAATTTGTCTGAAGTTCTGCTTCCGTATAGTCTAACGGCTCTCCGTACCAGCCGTGATTAACTATTTCAATCTGCGGATTTGCTTTTAATGTATTTAGTTGCGCGTCTGTAAAATAGTTTGCGTTTCCCGCACCAAACTGAATAGGGTTAAGCGCCAGCGACATTTTGGCGTTAGGATGTGATAACAAAACATCATAGTGACCGTTATTAAAATATGCAACATTACCGTCATCGTCCATAACGGTGATAAAAGCTTTCCTCTTAATGGCAGGACTTTTTCTATTTAACGCCAAAACGTTAGCAGTTTCCGCCAACTGCGCCAGCACCTCCGCCTGTTCCGCATCCAACCGGTCCTTTAATACGTCGTAAGTCACGCCACTCGGCCCGCTAACCCGCGCATCTGCCGCTTCCGGCCCGCTGTCTCCGTTAACGATCAAATTGTCGATACGGACGTCCTGCGCTACTACCTCCGCCTCTACGTCGCCGAGCCGCGTATTGTGTTCCGTTAAATCCGTTTCAATGTCGGCAAAGTTAGCGTTATGTTTCGCCAAATTCGCCAAGTCGAGCGCCGTCGTTATTACGCGCCGTACGAATCCCATTCGTGTCCCTCCGTCAATAAGCGTATTTGTAGCGGTAAATGTACTCGACGCGCACGTTAACGGCCGCCGCCGTAACGGTAATCTCCGTATCGCCCGGCAAAACCATCGGAAACACGCGGTTACTCATCGCAAACGCGTTAACGCCGTTTTTGCGTACTGTCCGCTTATCTACCGCGCAATCAATTTCGATAACGTCCGTCGGTGCCGTCGATCCCGTCAACACTAGCGCCGACTCGCCGTCGTTTAGCGTCAGGTTAGTAAACGCGCCAGTAATCCGTATAAGCGGCGCAACGTCAAGCGTACCCGTATTGGTCACCGTAAATGACTGACCGCTCGCCGTAATCTCAAACGCCGAGTCGACGTAAAAGTATCCGTCGCCAACGATAAGCCCCTCGCCGTATTCGTGCTCCTCCGTTGTCTGCGCCGATTCCGGCCACGGATCATTCATCCGCAACTCAACGTCAATTAAGCGGCTGCCCGTTTGACCGAGCGCCAACGTACCGGCGTAGACGCAGCGGTATTTTTTATCGGGCATATCCGCAAATTCGAGGATTAGCGGCCCTTTCCGCGAGTTAAACGTGCGCGCCAAGTTAGCGACCGTCGCGTTAAATTCCGCCGCGCCGACCGTAATCTCAAACGTTAGGCCGACGGTACGCGCGCCATAATCGAGGCCAGCGTCAATAACTCCGTCGCGCCCCGGCACCTTTAGCGTATAGTCTTCGCTAGTCGGTAAGACCGGAAGACGGCGCTCGTATAACGCCGCTCCGACCGTAGACATCCAAACTCCGTTAATATTAACGTCCATCATCCGGTCTTACCTCCCGTCGCTTGTATCCGGCTAACTGCGCGCAGCCTCTCGTCATATATCGTCGCAGCATCGGCCTTACCCGTAACCTCAACGTCGTTAACGCTCATATCGATGTTATTGACGATGTTGGTAACGGGACTTACCGGTCCTACTCCGGACCTTGCGTTAACGGCCGGACGCGCCAGCGCCTCGAACAACGCCGTTTGCTGCTGCGGATTAAGCACGATTTCTCCGGAATGGACCTGCGCCATTACCGCTTGCCCCGGCGTCCCTTGTACGATGCCTCCCGCGCTAAACGTCTGCAGATAGCCGATATCCTTCGTCATACCGTATTTTTTCCGCAGCGCGTCGTTTTCTGCGGTAGCCCGCGCCATTTCCGCCTTATCCCCTACGGCCTTAGCCGCGTTCCAGGCCGCCCCATTTGCGGCATAGCGCGCTACATCGGCTGCCTGCGATAATTGCGACATCTTGGCGTTGTAGTCGCGGACAAATACGTCCATCTCCGTCAGTATCGTCGCATTAGCCCGGCCCGTCTCCGTAATCCTGAACGCTGCAATCGCCGACTCAATCGTTTTGATATCGCCGGAGTAATCGTCAAACGCAGAGATAAGCGCATCATAGTGCGCCGTTGCCGCCGTCTTGTCGCGGTCATAGCCGTCTGCCTTAGCTTCCTGTTCCGTTTTCAACGCGTCTTGCTGCGCTTCCAGCGAGCGATCCGTTAAGTCGCGCTGATGGTCGAGGATCATCCGGTCGCGTTCTTTTATTAACGCTTCCCGTTCCGCAATTCCGTCCGGACCGACAGCCGACGCGAGTAGTGCAATACGCGCGTTTTTCTCCGCTAATTGCGTCTCATAATCGGCATCGGCGTTAAGCTGCTTATTTGCGTCGCGCAACCGCTGGATAGCGTCAATACGCGCGTCATAGTCGGATAGGGCCGCTTTCTTCCGCTCGTCGATCGCTGCGAGTTCCGTTTTCTTGGCGTCGTTAATCGCGGCCTTTTGCGTCTTGACGAGGGATTCCGCCAAGGCTTTCGTCTTATCGGCGAGCGTCTTCCGCGCATTAAATAGCGCCTCGTCCGCCTTTTCGTAGAGAGCCGCGTTACCGGCGTATTCCTGCACGAGTTTCGCCCATTCTGCGGCCTTGTACGTAGCGACCTCGGCTTCCGATTTTCCAGCGTCCTCCATACGGCGTACTTCGCGGTCGATCAGCTTAACACGCGCATCGTATGCGTCCTTCTGCGCGGTTTCCGTTGCCGTGGCGAGGGACTTCCGGGATTCCCGTACTTTATCGTCGGCTGCGATATATTCGTCGGAACCGGCCTTATACCGGCCGCGTACCTTCGTCCACAGTTCGAGTTGACGGGTGGCGCGGTCGACGTCCGACTTACCGGCGTCCTCTAGCGTTTTCTGCTCGCGCTCAATCCACGTCGCGCTAAATTCGTAACGGGATTTTGCGCTATCCTCCGCTAACCGTTTAAGCTGCAGGTCGAGTTGCTGGCGGTCCTCTACGGTTTCCGCGAGGTGGCGTTTGTTAGCGTCGGCTACCCGTTTATACTCGGCAATCTGCTTATCAGCCGACCACTCGTACATTTCCGCCATGTAGCGGACGTCACGTAGGGCGGCGTCGTAGTTCTTCTTACGGAGTTCGGCGGCGATTTCTTCGGGCGTTTTACCGGCGGCTTTCGGCCTTTTCTTATCCGGATCGGTTAAGTCAATGCCGGGAAGGCCGCCGCCATCGTTTAGCCGGGCGATCCCGTTGTCAAGCTCAAGCAGCGCCTTGTTCGCTTGGTCGAGCGCCCCCTGCGCGACATCCGCCTGGGCCTTCGCTTCTTTCGCAATCATCGACGAGGCCGCCTTTGTCGCGTTGTTACCGTACTCGAGTCCAAACGGATTCTTAGCGTCAGCCTTTTGCGCCAAGTCCCCGAATGTCGCGCGGTTGACGTCAGCTACGAGGCCCATCGTGTAGAGTAGTTGGCGGTAATTAGCGATCTGCGCCTCAATCTGCGTTTTCTGCGCCTTCGTCTGCTCGCGTAATCCTTCGATAAACCGGACCATGCCCGCACGCGCTTCGTCAACCTGGCGGCGTTCCGTCGTCATCTGATTTTCGATGATTTCGACGTTAGATATCCGCGCCCGACCGTTAGCATCGACCGCATACGTTAACTGCGGGTAAGCGTCCTTTAACGTTTCGACCGTGCTATTAAGTTCGGCCGTCTGCGCCTGGTCAAGCGACTTTGCAGCGGACAATTCCGTATAACGCTTCATCAACGTTTCCATCTGCGTTATCTTACGATTCTTGGCGATGACGTCTTCGACTTCGGCCGATTTTTCCGCGTAGAGGGCGACGGTTGACTTATTAACCTCCTCGGTAAAACGACCCACTTCGGAGGTCGCCTGGTCCGCGTTGTCCCATCCGAGGTCCTTCAACTGTCCGTCTAACGCCTTTACCTCTTCTTTTGTGTTAAATAACGCTTTTTCATAATCCGCAACCTTGGACGGGTTGAACGGGTTAAGCGACGCAAGAAAAGAGGACTCCTTAGCCTGCTGTTTGGATAAATCGACGATCTGCGCTTCAAGTTCCGCCCGGCGCTCAAGTATTTTCGCCGTATCTTCGTGCTTCTGACGCAACTCCTCTAATTCCGCCGTTGACCGCGTAACGCCAGCTTTACTCAACACGTCGTTAAGGTCACGTTGAGCTTCCGTATGGCGCTTAACGGCTTCCGCAGCTTCCCGCGATTTTGTCGCGTTAGACGTAAGTTGAGCCGCTACAAGTCCGAGTTCCACCGCAATCAGCGCAATCAAGCCGAGCGGCGCGCCGATAGCCGTCATCGCGATAGTCAACGCTCCAATAGCGCCCGCCAGTCCGAGGACCGCCGCAGTCACGACGACAAATACGGTCGCGGCCGCCTTAACCTCCGGATTAAGCTGCGTAAATCCGCTGAGTAACCGTGTCAAAAATTCCGCTACACCACGCACCGCCGGTATCAACGTATCGCCGATTTCGATGCCGACGCCCTCTAGCGCCGATTTAAGTTCCTCGACCGCGCCTTTAAACGTATCAAGCTGCGTTTTTGCTACGCGCTCAGCCGTACCGCCAGCGTTTTCGAGCGAGTCAGTATACGTGTTTAGCGTGTCGGCTCCGTTGTTAATCAGTGTAATAAATCCGCTTGCCGCCTCACGCCCGACCAACGTCGCCGCAACGTCGGCCTGCTGCGCCTGCGTTAACCGCGTAAAGGCTCCGGACAATTGGCCGACGATTTCGTTTAGCGGTCGGACTTTTCCGGTCGAGTCCGCGATAGTTACGCCGAGTTTATCCATGTAACCGGCGGCCTCTTTCGACGGTGACGCCAAAGCGAGCAGTATCGCCCGGAGTTGTGTACCGGCCATTTCGCCCTTGATACCGGCGTTGGATAATTCTCCGATAGTGGCCGTCGTTTCTTCGATCGATAGGCCCATAGCGGATGCAACCGGAGCGACGAATTTCATCGCCATGCCGAGGTCGAGTACGTTCGCGTTCGTGTCGATGGCGCTTTTCGCCAATACGTCCGCTACCCGACCGGACTGGTCCGCAGCCAAGCCAAAACCGCGCAATGCCGACGATGTGATATCCGCCGTTGTCGCGAGGTCCGTTTGGGACGACGCTGCTAACGCTAACAGTCCAGGCATAGCCGAAATGATTTCGTTGGTGTTAAATCCGGATTGCGCTAATTCGGTCATTGCGTCACTCGCTTGACTTGCGCTATACACCGTCGTTGCGCCGAGGTCAAACGCATTTTGCCGCAGCCGCTCAAACTCCGCGTCGGTAGCCTGCGTAATGGCGCGTAGATTAGCGAGTGACTGCTCAAACTCCGCTGCCGTTTCGACCGCTTTTATCGCGATACCGGTCATTGCCGCCGCTACCGCCAGATATGCCACCGATAAGCGTTTCATTTCCGCCGTTACCTTGCTACCGCCGGTTGCTGTACGTTCAAGCTCCGCTGTTACCTTCGCAATGTCCGCATGAGTAGCGCCAAGCTTTCGCATTTCCGTCGCTACTTCGGCAATCTGCTTGCGGAGGATTTCCGGGTTAGCATCACGCAACGCCTTTTGTATCTTCGCAATCTGAGCGGACGACGCGCCAACTTCGGTTAACGCGCTGTTCAACTTGGCAAACGATGCTCCTGCGTCTTGACCGGATTTACCGAGTTCCTTCGCTTTAGCGGTCGCCTTATCTACACCGGCATTGTAACCGGTCAAGTCGGCCGTAATTTTTGCGACGATTGTTCCAACGTTAGTTCCTTCCGTTTTACTCACCCCGTTTCGCGCGTAATTTCGCGGCTGCAAACGCCGCCTCGTCAAACTTCGGTTTCTCCGCCTCCGCCCGCGTTGCTTGACGCTGTAGCGCCTTAGCGTAATCTGCGTATCCTGTTGCGTCAGCTTGCGCCACTCTTGCGTTAGTTAACTGTGTGAGCGATTCACCGGCTTTGCGCCGCTCCTCCGCATCCAAGACGTCAAACAATTCCATAACGTAATAGCCGCGTTCAAACTCGACTTGCGTTTTGCCAAGCCGTACCGCGCAATCCGTGAAAAACTGCCCGACGGTTAAGGGGCGTCCACTTGCGCCGGATTCCGTGTTGCCGCCGGAAGCTTGAGGACGCCTTGCACGTTTTTTAAGAGTTCGCCGAAATTATTGACCTTCGCCGTTTCTGCGAAAAACGCGACTAACTCGTCAAGGGCCGCATTTTCCCGCAGCCAATCCGCGTCCGTATCCGTCAGCATCGCCACAACGTTAAGGACGTCCTCTAACGACTCCTTCAGCGCAATAACGAGATAGCCCGCCCTCTCGCTTGCTGGCGCAGTCATAACGCTGATTAACAGTTGGGGCAGCGTATGGATAACGCCGAATAGATCCTGCCATTGGCCGACCGTAATCTTACGTACAGGCACCCGTTTACCTCCGAGTGCGACCGTGCCGGTATTTAATCGCTTCGTAAAGCGCATTATTTTCGCTCCTTAAACGTAAGAGGAGACGCCGGAATGACGTCCCCTAACCGTTGTTTATCGTAAATTAAGCTGCGGTAATCAATTCGTCTCCGAGAATTAGTACGACGCCATCCTCGTCCGGCGTTGCCCGGAGAGTGACGTTGGTAATGCGCTCGTTTTCGTTGTTATACGAATACGAGAGGTCCGTTTCGCTGTATGCAAGTGGAATCGTCGTCCAGAAATCCGCGTCGGTAAGCTTAGCGAGCGGCTTAATTACGACCTTCTTCGCAGTATCGATCAGGTTAAGGCCGACGCCTGTTTTAATCTCTACTTTCGAGTTACCGCCGCTTGTGACTACGGCAGCCCCCGCCATGATCTTCGGGATAACGCTGAGTTCGTACTCCGCGAAGGGAACGGTCACGGATACGTTACGGCCGGTTACCCGTTTACCTACTACCGTCTCGCCCGTCTGGTCCGTTTTCTGCTCCCGATAGGTCGTTTCGGTCGTAAGGACTACGCCGCCAATCGTGGTTTCAAACGTGACTTTACCGACCCCATCGCCGTACTCGACGATTGCCGGGCCGATCTCGATTTTACTAACATTTTGCGCCATTTATAAATTCCCCCTACATAGTTGTAAACGTAAAATTGAGCGAGTAAAGCGCGCGCCCATTCGCGTCCTTGCCGATATACCACGGCGTCGATTGGTCCGCCAAGCACCGTACAATCCGTACGCCACCGAGCGTAAACTCCGCCTTACGGTGCAGCAGCGTGAGGATTTCGTTAGCCTTCGCCTCGGCCGCCGCTACGTCCGTTGCCCTTACGATAATCTGTACGCCAGGCTCCGCTTTTTGCGTCCATTCCGACGGTGCCGACCCGCCAGATAGCCGAGTATACGCGCATTTATCCGCGCTATCCGATGCAAACTCGTTGCCGACGAATTGCCAACCGGTGCCGGCCGCTGTCCGGAGGTACGCGTTAATTGCCGCTACCGTTAGCGCCATTAGCCCGCCCCCTTTATTGCGTCCGCGATCATAGCGCGATATCGGCGTGAGTTAACCTTTAGCGGTCGCGATAAAAACTTCGGGCGTGTTCCGGGCGTTGTCGGATTTTTATACTCGCCCATCTCATGGACGCGTAGGGCGTAGTTAAACCGCTCGCCGTCCGCGCTTTGCTCCGTAACGCTATAAAACACCTCGCCGATTACCGCGTCCCCCTCGACCGTTACGCCCTTGCCCGCTGTCATACGGAGCGCGCCGGTCTTTAACGGAGCCTCATCGCGTGATACCGCAAGCAGGTGGTCCGTCGCATCGTTTACGCCAAGGATTACGGAGGCGAGCGTGTTAGCCTTAGCGACGTCCATCCCGCGTAAAAACCCGCTCATATCAAACTCAATTCCGCTGTTACTCACACGCTCACCTCCGTTAAAATCGCCCGGCCGCCAAAGTCCCGTATAGGGGCGATCGCCAGCGGGTCGTACGTCGTTTCTACGCCGTTTTCGTTGGTATACGTAAATTTATCGTTGATACCGACCGCCGCCAATTTGTCGAAGTAAAACGTTCCAACGCTGACGACTTCCTCTCCGCGCTGGTTGCGTACCAACCGGATGCCCTCGTCAAACCGGCATTTAAGCGGATAATCATCGCCATAACTCGGAGTGCCGTAGTCCGGGTCGCTGCCGGTAAACGGCGATACGATAACCGTCTGCCTAAGCGGTATTAACGCCATACTGCGTCACTCCTCGTCATAGGACGGTCCACTTAACGCCGCGCTTGGATAGCGTGACGCCGTTTTCCGCGCCGATAATATCAAGCGCCGATTGCGGTACAAATGCGCGGGTACTAGCGCCGGGACCGTTAACCAGCGCGTCCTTATAGCTTAGCGATAATTTACCGCCTACCGATTGCGACGTAATGCCCTTTTGCGCTGCCCCAGCGATATCTCCGTAAACCGTTGCCAGCACGTTTGCAAACTCGTATACCGCCGCGTCAGGTATCGTATACGACGGGTAAAACTGCGCCAGATCACGAGTCGCGACGTTAACTATCCGTAGTTTTTTCGCCTCGTCTGCCGCCGTCCACTCGTCAATATCGATACAATTTGCGGTGATATAGCCGTCCGCTGCCGATACGCCTACCATGCGTCCACCTCCGTTTATTTTGCGGAGGTTTTACGCGGCTTAGCGGCTGGCGTTTCAACCGGGTCAGCGGCAACCTCCTTGACGGCGTCGACTAACCGGTCGAGTACCGCTTCTTCCCGTTCCGTTGCTACGTAAATGCCCCCGCTAAACTTGCGTTCTTTGCCGTCGACATAAAACGATAGTTCGGCGTAGCGGGACGTATATTTCGCC